GTATTTCTGGTTATAGTGCCTACTCGGGATATTCTGGGATATCTGGTTATTCAGCATATAGTGGCTATTCAGGAAGGTCTGGATATAGTGGTTATTCTGGAATTGGAACATCTGGTTATTCTGGAATTGGAACATCTGGTTATTCTGGAATTGGAACATCTGGATGGTCTGGTTTTAGCTCACAGGTTTTAGGTCCTACAGGCTTGGATGGAACGTCTGGGTATAGTGGCTACTCTGGATATAGTAGCGCTGTTTTAGGAAAGTCTGGTTATAGTGGCCATTCTGGTATTGGGACTTCTGGATATAGCGGTTATTCTGGAGCTGGTATATCTGGATACTCTGGATATAGTTCCTACCATCAGCCTACGATAGTTTTTGGAATTCCAGGAACTTTAACAGTAGGAAGTAAAATAACGGTTTCTTTTGTAGTGCCCTTTACTTGTGTAATTACTAAAGCGTATGCCTATATTAGAACGGCTCCTACTGGATCTGCTGTTATTTTTGATATTCTAAAAAATGACATATCTCTTTGGAGTGTAACTCCTGGTAATAGGATCCAGATAGCTGCAGGTGGGTATTCTGGTGTACAAACTAGTTTTGACACAACTAGTTTGGTAGAAGGAGATAGGCTAGATATAAATACTGTTCAAGTTGGTACTACTATTGCTGGAGCTAATGCTACTGTGCAGTTAAAGGTGACACGATAAATGACGACGGCTTATATTAGACCAATCGGACCAGGAGATGAAACTGGGGGTCTTCAGCAATATCCTAGTTCTGGTTTCCATTGGGATAAGGTGGATGAAGTAGTGTCGGATGGTGCTGCTACATACGTCAGCTCCTTTCGTTTGGGATGGCTGCGTGATCTATATGAGCTAGGGTATGCAAGTCGAATGGGTACTATAAACTGGATAAAGGTATGGATGGTTCTTTCTACAGACAATGTTAGCTATGATGGAAAAACAGTAATTAAAACAGGTGGTACGGTGTATGAAGGGCCTGCTCATCAATGTCCTTCTGCTGGTCCTTGGTATTCTTTTTCTCAGGAGTATGTGGTAAATCCAAAAACTGGAGTTGCCTGGACCTGGGATGATATTAATGTCTTGCAGGCAGGAGTAAGTCTAAGTGCAGGTTTACTCACATATATATACTGTACACAAGTTTATGTTGAGATAAATTCTTCGCCAGATCCCTCTGGTTACCCAACCTGTGTGTGTGATTTGGTTGAATATAATTGGAGCTGTTCTTGTTTTTCAACATGCTATGGGCAAGGATGTACTTGTAACAATGCACTTTATGGTGTAGGTTCATGTAAAGGAGATACTTCTTGCGCTTGTTTTTTTATGTGTTACGAACAGACTTGTACGAGTTGTTATAATACCTCTTATAACGTAGCCTGTCAATGTGATATGATGAAGTATGCTCCTGGAAGCTGGTTGTTTTATTAAGGAGCTGAAATGATTAAGAAGGAGGATATGAATATGAGTAATTTGCCTATTACGCATGCTTCGCTAAATCTTACGCAATCTTGTGATTTGAACTGTAGTTATTGTTTCAATCATTCTAAAACATCCAAACGGATGACTTTTGAAACTGGAAAGAAATGTATTAACTTTATTTTATCTAATGCTCAAGAGGCTAATGTTAATCAGCTTAGTGATAGGAGAAGGTATTCGGAGATAAGTTTTTGGGGTGGTGAACCTTTGCTAGAATGGGAACTAATGAAGAATCTGGTGCTATATGCTGAGGATACTATTTATAAAGATGTTTTGGTAGGATTTGGTGGGACAACCAATGGTGTACTGCTTACAGAGGATAAACTTGGTTTTCTAAGTGAGCACAGAGCTTTTTTTATGGTTAGTTTGGATGGTACTCAAGAAACTCATGACAAGTACAGAAGGATGGGAAATGTAGGTTCTCATTCTATAATAATGAAAAATATGGAAAAGGTTTTAGAACGATGGCCGTTTTGTAGAGTGAGGATGAGCCCTTATGCGGAAGGAATACATAGATTTTGTGAAGACATTAAATATCTAGTAAGTCATGGAATTAATAATATTATGTTCAGTCCAGTTTATGAATCAGAGTGGAATGAGGATAGGTGGAACGTTTGGGAACAGCAGTGTTATGCTGTAGTAGATTTTATAGCTGAAAAGCGTAAACAAGGAGTTATGGTAGAGGTTGAGCATTTCAAGTCTTACGCTCAACCTAGTTGGCAAAAGTATCCCTGTGGAGCAGGAAGGCATTACTGTTTAACAGGGGATACTAGTGTTTCTTCACTTAATGGAACTGAGATTTTACTAAAGGATTTAGTGGATAAAGAGAACTTTTGGGTTTATTCCTGTAAAGAGGATGGTGAAATAGTTCCTGGTAAAGTTAATAGAGTTTGGAAAACTGGAACTAAGTCAGTTATTAAAGTTATGTTAGACAATGGTGAATTTTTTAAGTGTACAGAAGATCATTTACTAATGGTAAGGGAGGGGACTTACAAAGAAGCAAAGGATTGTCTGGATGAAAGTTTAATGCCTTTAAGAAAAGAATGGTTTAGAACTGATAGAAGTGTACCCTGGAAAGAATTTTATCAGCAACAGAAAGCTACTAATCATAAAGTAATTAAACTAGAATATGCTGGTTATGAAGATGTTTATGATATGGAAATCGAGAAGTATCACAATTTTGCTTTAACTGCTGGAGTGTTTGTTCATAACTGCGGTTTTGACACAGAGGGAGAGATTTTTATTTGCCACCGATTTTCCAAATTTGATGATGATAGGCCCTGGCAGCAAAAAGAGGGTTGTATTGGTCATGTGGATCATGGAATTACTAAACCAGAAGTTAGGGATAAGCTTCTAAATTTTAATCCAGTAGGGTGTGATAAAGGTATATGCTCATCTACTCCGTGTCGAGGTGGCTGCCCAGCTGTAAATGCAGATTTGACAGGTGATCTTAGCACTCCGTCCAAGTTGATTTGTAGGTATGTAGCTTTACAAACTAGAGTGTCGGAGTATTATAAAAAGAAAGTGGTAGAGAAGACCACGACTCCGCAGCAAGTTATGGAAACTATTAAAAATCTAGAAACAACGGTGCTGCAGTTGGAGGGTCGTCTAAAAATAATGTCTTAAAGGGAGAACAAGATGGCTAATATTAAACAGTTTCTTTTACCCTACTTCGTGCAGGGGGCAACAGGGTTGTACTGTAGAATTCTACAGATGTCTACTGGCTATTTCTTGGACGACTCAGATGGAATTTTTAGGGTGTCTGCAGTCGATCCCAAAGTACTTATACTAGAATACGCTCCAGGTACTTCGTTATACTATTTTACTGAGAACCGGACAGTGTGGGCTGATGGAAAATATAGTATTTTTGGGTATGATTCGAGTGACAATCTTTTTGCTGGTGGAGATCTTTTCATACTGAATGATGCAGAAGTGTCTGAGTCCGATCTGTTGAGCTATATGAGTTTTATTAAGAAAATGGAAGAGGGGGATTGGGTACTTGATGATGAGGAAAATACGTGGACTGTTATGGATTCAGATGGGTCTACACCAATTGCTACATTTAACTGTTTTGACAAAGATGGTAACCCAAGTGTTGTGAATATCTTTAGGCGAACAAGAGTATAGGAGTAGGCATGTCTGTTATCACAAAAGGATTTGGAGACAGAGGATCTGTTTTGGTTAAGGGGATGGGAACTCCTTGGCAAGAACTTCTATATAAGATAATTAGGGTTAAAAGCCGGATAGCAAAAACACTTAGCTTGAAGAGTAGAGCTTTGAACTGATAGGAGGATCAGATGAATGTTGCTAAACCTATTTGGGAACTTATGCTGGGGGTGATGAAAAGTCAGCTGAAACTGGCTGAATTTAGATTGGGCGGTAAAGACAACGAATCTTTTCGTTTTTGGAAAGAGCAGACTATGAATAACTTCTTTGATGGTTCAAAGAAGTTCTTTCAGCAGGGTGTCTCAGATGGGATTTTTGAGAAATGTTCGTGTGATTCAAACCTTCGTCACGGTTGGGCAGACTGCGAGTTCTGCCATGGATGTGGGTACAAAGACGTACAAAAGAAATAGATTAGTATGAACCCTGAAACCTGCCTTAGTTTTCCTGAAATGTGATCTGAAATAAAATAAAAAGGAGTAAAATTATGCCAGGGCGTTATGATATAGTTATCTGCCAAGGGAGTGACTATCTACTACCTATCACGGTTTGGTATACTGATAGGACGCCATATAATTTATCTGACTATACGGTTAGAGGACAGATCAGAAAGACTCACAAGTCTCCAACAATAGTAGCTGATTTCACCTGCGTAGTTACTGACGCCTCTAATGGAAGTATTTCTATAAGTTTAACTAACGCAATAACGGAAGCTATTCCAGTAGGGGAAAGCGTTTCTGATCCTAGAAGTAAATATGTCTACGATATTGAGATAGAAAACACAATTACAGGTTATGTTACTAGGTTGTTGGAAGGATTTGCCACTGTTTCACCAGAGGTTACTAGGGAAGAGTAGAAAGTAGAAAGTGGAAAGTAGGAGTTTAGGATGCCAATCGACGATGTAATCGTTGTTGAGATAGAAAAACAGCAAGAAATTACAGTTTTAGTAGCTGAAAAAGAACCAGGGATTATTATAACCATTCAGGAGGGGGGTACGACAGCTCCTGGAATACCTGGTGTTTCAGGCTATTCTGGTCCTTCAGGCTATTCTGGTTTTTATGGGGAATCAGGAACTTCGGGTTATTCTGGATATTCTGGTAAATCTGGTTACTCTGGGCGGGATGGCGTTATTGGTGTAGATGGGGTTTCTGGAGTCTCTGGTTATTCTGGAGTCTCAGGTTATTCTGGAGTCTCTGGTTATTCTGGAGTCTCAGGTTATTCTGGTTACTCCGGTGAAGGGTCTTCTGGTTATTCAGCTTATAGTGGCTACTCAGGGTATTCTGGAATCTCAGGATACTCAGCTTATTCAGGGGGTAGTGGGTATTCAGGTTACAGTGCGGAGAGTCCAGGTCCTTCTGGTTATTCTGGTTATTCAGGGATCTCAGGTTATAGTGGATATTCTGGTATCTCTGGCTATAGTGCTTATTCAGGTATCTCAGGTTATTCTGGTTATTCAGGTATAGGAACATCTGGCTATTCAGGTTACTCAAGCATATCTGGTTATTCTGGTTATTCTGGTTACTCTGGTATCTCAGGTTATAGTGGATATTCTAGTGTATCAGGTTACTCAGGCTACTCAGGAATTTCTGGATATTCTGGTATCTCAGGATATAGTGGATATAGTGGATATTCTGGAATCTCTGGTTACTCCGGTATCTCAGGTTATTCTGGTTATTCGGGTTACTCTGGAGTAAGTGGATATTCAGCCTATTCTGGTATCTCTGGTTACTCAGGTTATTCCAGTATCTCAGGTTATAGTGGTTACTCCAGTACTTCTGGTAGTTCCGGGTATAGCGGTTACTCTAGTATTTCTGGATATTCTGGTTACTCTGGTATTTCAGGGTACTCAGGAGTTTCTGGTTATAGCGGTTATAGTGGGATCTCAGGTTATTCTGGTATCTCAGGATATAGCGGTTATAGTGGGTATTCTGGAAAGTCTGGGTATAGTGGATATTCTAGTATCTCAGGTTACTCAGGAATTTCTGGTTATTCTGGATACTCAAGTCCTGGAACTTCTGGTTATTCTGGATACTCAAGTCCTGGAACTTCTGGTTATTCTGGTTATAGTGGTTACTCCAGTACTTCTGGCTATTCGGGTTACTCTGGAGTAAGTGGATATTCAGCCTATTCTGGTATCTCTGGATATTCGGGTATCTCAGGTTATAGTGGATACTCAGGCATAAGTGGATATTCAGGATATAGTAGTTCCTCTGGATATTCTGGATACTCCAGTCCAGGTAGTTCTGGATATTCAGGTTACTCAGCTCAACCAGGAGGTTCTTCTGGTTATACAGGTTACTCAGGTTACTCCAGTCCTGGAGAATCTGGATATTCAGGTTATTCAGCTCAACCAGGAGGTTCTTCTGGATATTCTGGCTACTCTGGTATTTCTGGTTATTCTGGATATTCTGCTTACTCAGGTATCTCAGGTTATAGTGGTTATTCTAGTATTTCAGGTTACAGTGGCTATTCTGGAACATCTGGGTATAGTGGCTATTCAGGCGTAGGGACATCTGGTTATTCTGGTTACTCTAGTATCTCAGGTTACAGTGGTTACTCTGGTTACTCTGGGATTTCTGGATATAGTGGGTATTCAGGCGTAGGAACTTCTGGATATTCTGGCTACTCTGGGATTTCTGGTTATTCAGGGTATTCTGCCTACTCAGGAATCTCAGGATATTCTGGTTACTCTAGTATCTCAGGTTACAGTGGCTACTCTAGTATCTCAGGTTACTCAGGTTATTCTGGTATTTCTGGTTATTCTAGTATTTCAGGTTACTCAGGCTATTCTAGTATCTCAGGTTACTCTGGAATCTCAGGTTACTCAGGCTACTCTGGTTACTCTGGGATTTCTGGTTACTCAGGTTACTCAGGTTACTCTGGGAGATCTGGATATTCTGGCTACTCAGGAATCTCAGGTTATTCTGGAATCTCAGGTTATAGTGGCTACTCAGGCTATTCAGGTATTAGTGGATATTCAGCCTATTCTGGTATCTCTGGTTACTCAGGTTATTCCAGTATCTCAGGTTATAGTGGTTATTCTAGTATTTCAGGTTATTCAGGGTACTCAGGTTTAAGTGGTTACTCAGGTTACTCCAGTCCAGGTAGTTCTGGATATTCAGGTTACTCAGCTCAACCAGGAGGTTCTTCTGGTTATACAGGTTACTCAGGTTACTCCAGTCCTGGAGAATCTGGATATTCAGGTTATTCAGCTCAACCAGGAGGTTCTTCTGGATATTCTGGCTACTCTGGTATTTCTGGTTATTCTAGTATCTCAGGTTACTCAGGCTATTCTAGTATCTCAGGTTACTCTGGAATCTCAGGTTACTCAGGCTATTCTAGTATCTCAGGTTACTCTGGGTATTCTAGTATTTCTGGCTATTCAGGCATCTCAGGTTATAGTGGATATTCTGGAATTTCTGGATATTCTGGTATTTCAGGATATAGTGGATATTCTAGTATCTCAGGTTACTCAGGCTATTCTAGTATCTCAGGTTACTCAGGAATCTCAGGTTATTCTGGAATCTCAGGTTATAGTGGCTACTCTGGTATCTCGGGCTACTCTGGTTATTCCAGTCCAGGAACTTCTGGCTATTCTGGCTATTCTGGAATCTCAGGTTACTCAGGTTATTCTGGTATTTCTGGTTATTCTAGTATCTCAGGTTATAGTGGCTATTCAAGTATCTCAGGTTACTCTGGAATCTCAGGTTACTCAGGCTATTCTAGTATCTCAGGTTACTCAGGAATCTCAGGTTACTCTGGATACTCTGGAATCTCAGGTTACTCAGGTTATTCTGGTATTTCTGGTTATTCTAGTATCTCAGGTTATAGTGGCTATTCAAGTATCTCAGGTTATTCAGGAATCTCAGGTTATAGTGGCTACTCTAGTATCTCAGGTTACTCCGGTTACTCCGGTTACTCCGGCTACTCCGGCTACTCAGGAATCTCAGGTTATTCTGGAATCTCAGGTTATAGTGGCTACTCAGGAATCTCAGGCTACTCTGGTTATTCCAGTCCAGGAACTTCTGGATATTCTGGTTATTCTAGTCCAGGTTCTTCAGGGTATTCAGGTTATTCTGGTGAGGGTACTTCTGGTTATTCTGGGATTTCTGGTTATTCTGGTTACTCTAGTATCTCAGGTTACTCTGGCTATTCTAGTATCTCAGGTTATAGTGGATATTCTGGTTACTCAAGCGTAAGTGGGTATAGTGGTTATTCTAGTCCAGGTTCTTCAGGGTATTCAGGTTATTCTGGTGAGGGTACTTCTGGCTATTCGGGATATTCTAGCCCAGGAACTTCTGGATATTCTGGTTATTCTAGTCCAGGTTCTTCAGGGTATTCTGGTTATTCAAGTGAGGGAACTTCTGGATATTCAGGTTACTCTAGTGAGGGTAGTTCAGGATATAGTGGATACTCAAGTACTGGATCATCTGGATATTCTGGATATTCTAGTACTTCCGGATACTCTGGATACTCTGGATATTCTGGTACTGGAGTTGCTAACTATGTAGAGGACATAACTCCAGCTGATAATCCTTGGGTTATTACTCATGGTCGAGGTGTAAAGGAAATACTTGTTCAAGTTTATGACGATAATGGCTACCAGATTATTCCAGTGTCTATAGTTTTGGATACTGTTAATCAATGTACTATAAACTTTTCGGAAGATACGGCGGGAACGGTTGTTGTATCTAGTAGTGGTGGTGCTCAGGGAGTTTCTGGTTTTTCTGGGAGTGTGACTGGTACTAAGCTAGAGGTTGGGGTTGCACAGGGCACTCATAATCTTGTTGTTAAAGATGTTGTGAGGCGTTCGGGTGGAGCGTTTGTAAAAGCTCAGGCAGATTCAGCGGAGCATGCTGAGGTAGTTGGGATAGTAAGCGCCAAAGCGGATAATGATAATTTTACGCTTCTGATGTCTGGATATATAACTACTTTGTCAGGGTTGACAGACGGAGTTGTTTACTATTTGGATCCAAGTACAGCAGGAGCTATTACTGCTACGGAACCTACGACACCTGGGCAGGTTTCCAAGCCTCTACTGATAGCAGATTCTACCACGTCTGGATTCTTTATAAACTTCAGGGGGTTGGTTAAGTAGGAGATAGAATTTGGTTGATTATAGTTCCCTTCAAAAGGGAGTGTCAGGATATAGTGGCTATTCAGCTGATTCTGGATACAGCGGCTATTCACAGGCTAGTGGTTACTCTGGTTATTCTGGAATTTCAGGTTATTCTGGTTACTCCGGTAAAAGTGGGTATTCAGCATACTCAGGTTACTCAAATATTAGTGGTTATTCTGGTTACTCAGGTGTAAGTGGTTATTCTGGGTATTCTGGTATTTCAGGTTACAGTGGGTATTCAGGAATCTCTGGTTACAGTGGGTATTCAGGGCCATCTGGTTATAGTGGCTATTCAGGTTATTCTGGGTCATCTGGTTATAGTGGCTATTCTGGAGTCTCTGGTTATTCTGGAGTCTCTGGTTATTCTGGAGTCTCTGGTTATTCTGGTATCTCAGGTTATAGTGGCTATTCTGGGCCATCTGGCTATAGTGGTTATTCTGGTGTAGGAACATCTGGTTATAGTGGTATCTCTGGTTATAGTGGTATCTCTGGTTATTCTGGTATCTCTGGATATTCAGCTTATAGTGGTTTTTCAGCGGCAGCTTCTGGTTATAGTGGTTATTCTGGAATATCTGGATATTCTGGTGATAGTGGTTACTCTAGTATCTCAGGTTACAGTGGGTACTCTGGCATCTCAGGTTATTCTGGATACTCTGGATATTCAGGTATAAGTGGTTATTCTGGGTCATCTGGATACTCGGGTTATAGTGGCTATTCTGGGAGTTCTGGTTATAGTGGCTATTCCGGAACTTCAGGTTATTCTGGAATATCTGGTTATAGTGGGTATTCAGGAACTTCTGGATATTCAGGTATAACTGGTTATTCTGGAGTCTCTGGCAGGAGTGGTTTTTCTAGGTCTTCTGATCTTCGTTTGAAAAAGGATATTAGAAATTTTAATGAAGGAATGAATGTAGTTGGGAAAATTAATCCTGTTTGGTTCAAATGGAATGGGCTTTGTAATACCACCAATGACGATGTTCAGCAATTGGGTGTTATTGCTCAGGAGATGGAGTCTATTGCTCCTTATACTGTTTTTAAAGGAAGTGGTAAGCTTTTTGAAGAGGCTGAAGAGGCAGGTGAAATAAGTTTTATTCATCCATCTTCGATTGTTTTTCTTCTGGTGAATGCAGTTAAGGAGATAAATAACAGAGCTAGTAAGCTTAAAGAAGCTATAGAAAGGTATAAATCTGATAAGAATCTTGTTTCTTTTATAAAGGATTTGGAGTCATTGTAGATGTTTAATCTGAGTCTAAAATTGCAAGCCCTTCTGGCGCAAAAGGCTAGGAAATACAGGAAGCCTATTATTGATCCTCCTACTACTATACCTCAAGGAGGAATGTCGGGTTTTAGTGGTTACTCCTCTGGTATTTCTGGGTATAGTGGTTTTGGTATCTCAGGTTACTCTGGGTATTCTAGTATCTCAGGTTATTCTGGGTACTCTGGAATTTCTGGTTATAGTGGATATACTGGCTATGGAATTTCCGGTTATAGTGGCTATTCAGGACATTCAGGTTATTCAGGCTATTCTGGGAGTTCTGGATATAGTGGCTATTCTGGGATTTCTGCGTATAGTGGTTTTTCAGCGGCAGCTTCTGGTTATAGTGGAGCAAGTGGATATTCAGGTATAAGTGGTTATTCTGGGTCATCTGGTTATAGTGGGTATTCAGGTTATTCTGGAATTTCTGGCTATTCTGGCTACTCAGGAATCTCTGGTTATAGTAGCTATTCTGGAATATCTGGTTATAGTGGGTATTCAGGAACTTCTGGATATTCAGGTATAAGTGGTTATTCTGGGTCATCTGGTTATAGCGGCTATTCAGGAAAGTCTGGATACTCTGGTTATTCTGGGATTTCTGGCTATTCAAGTTATAGTGGTTTTTCTGAATCTTCTGGTTATAGCGGTAACTCTGGATACTCTGGTATTTCAGGATATTCAGGCTATTCTGGAATCTCAGGTTATAGCGGCTATTCTGGTTACTCCGGTAAAAGTGGGTATTCAGGTGCAGCTTCTGGTTATAGTGGAGCAAGTGGATATTCAGGTATAAGTGGTTATTCTGGGTCATCTGGTTATAGCGGTTATTCTGGCGGGTCAGGCTACTCAGGAATAAGTGGGTATTCTGGGTATTCAGGTATAAGCGGATATTCTGGGATATCTGGTTATAGTGGGTATTCTAAAGCCTCTGATCTTCGTTTGAAAAAGGATATTAGAAATTTTAATGAAGGAATGAATGTAGTTGGGAAAATTAATCCTGTTTGGTTCAAATGGAATGGGTTATGGAATACTGCTAACGATGATGCTCAGCAGGTAGGTGTTATTGCTCAGGAGATGGAGTCTATTGCTCCTTATACTGTTTTTAAAGGGAGGGGCAAACTTTTCAGAGAGGCAGAAGAGGAAGGTGAAATAAGTTTTGTTGATTCTTCTTCAATAGTTTTTCTTCTGGTGAATGCCGTAAAAGAAATAAATATGACAGTTAGTAAATTTAAAGAAGCTATAGAAAGATATAACTCTGATAAGAATTTTGTCTCTCTTATCGAGGATTTGTAAAATTGTAATGTTGGTTAACTAGGAGATAGAATTTGGTTGATTATAGTTCTCTTCAACAGGGAGTGTCTGGATATAGTGGCTATTCTTCTACTTCTGGTTACTCTGGGTACTCAGGAAAAAGTGGCTACTCTGGGTATTCTAGTCCTTCAGGCTACTCTGGTTACTCAGGTAAAAGTGGGTATTCTGCATATTCAGGATACTCAGGTGTTAGTGGATATAGTGGCTATTCTGGGAGTTCTGGATATAGCGGTTACTCTGGGTACTCAGGAAAAAGTGGCTACTCTGGGAGTTCTGGTTATAGTGGCTATTCTGGGAGTTCTGGTTACTCAGGATATTCTGGCTATTCTGGGATTTCTGGTTATAGTGGCTATTCTGCTGCAGTATCTGGTTATAGTGGGGTAAGTGGTTACTCTGGGATATCTGGTTATAGTGGGTATTCAGGTTATTCTGGAATTTCTGGCTATTCTGGCTACTCAGGATATACTGGAGTAGGAGATTCAGGGTACTCAGGCTATTCAGGTTATTCCAGTGAAAGTGGTTACTCAGGCTATTCAGGTATTAGTGGTTACTCAGCCTATTCTGGGGCATCCGGTTACTCAGGATATACTGGAATAGGAATTTCCGGGTATTCAGGAAAAAGTGGTTATTCTGGGATTTCTGGTTATTCGGGTTATTCAGGTTACTCAGCTTATAGTGGCTACTCTGGTATTTCAGGATATAGTGGCTATTCTGGAATCTCAGGTTACTCTGGAATCTCTGGATATTCAGGTTATTCTGGATACTCTGGTGCAGCTTCTGGTTATAGTGGAGCAAGTGGATATTCAGGGTACTCAGGAAAAAGTGGTTATTCTGGGTCATCTGGTTATAGTGGTTATTCTGGTAGGTCTGGTTATAGTGGTTTTCTAAGTGATCTTAGGTTAAAACGAGAACTTTGGAAGTTTGAGGAGGGGTTAAGTACACTTAAGGGTATTACACCATATTATTTCAAATGGTTACATCTAAGGGAGAATCAGGATGATGTTCAGCAGGTAGGTGTTATTGGGCAGGAGATAGAGTCAGTATTTCCGATAGCAGTTCGTAAGGCTAGAGCTAAGATAATACCAGAGGGGGAAGATACAGATATTTATTGGGTGGATGAAACTTCGATTGCTTTGCTATTAGTGAACTCTGTCAAAGAGCTTAACTCGGATTTGAATTATTGTATTCATAGTCTAATCGATATTTTGAAAGAGGAACAGAAGCATAGATCTTACTAGGAGGTGAAAAAACGTGATAGAGATCAAGAGGTATTTGAGACTAAAGGATAGGGATCTTTCCTGGGTTGGTAAGTTAGAATCAGGAGAATACTGCGTGTTTTTCAAAAGGTTTAATCCAGAGGATGGTACGGTTCTGGATCCTGAAAAATCTATAGTATCCCTAGATGATTTGAAACAGTTTAGAGATAAAGTTAGCGCTGAACTTGATGGACTCAATATTCTGATTCCAGACCTGGAGAAGCTGTAGAGTACTGAGGCGTAAGGAGGTTTAAATGAGAACTCTTCGTATTCCGTTTCCAGATATTTCTAGGTATCAAAAAACTAGACTTTCTGAAGCTTTTGCTTTTGGTGCTTCCCAAGATAAACTTTCTGATATAAAGGCTGGATCGTCTTCTCTTTATTTTAGAAATACTTTGGGGTTTGCTCCCGATGACTTTTTTATCATAGAGGCTTTTGAATCTAATGATGCGGAGGTTTGTCAGATACAGAACATAGATCCACAAAGTCATATAGTCGAATTAGCTGATTCTACCTATCAACCTCATTTGGTTGGATCTGTGATTATGAGAATGCCTTATAACCAGGTTAAAGTTTTTAAGGGTTCTACGGGTGTTATAACTAGTCATACAGAGATTACTGGTAGTCCGTTTGTTTTGAGGCCTGATACATCATATACGTATATCTATGATGAGCTAGGAACATCTTCAGATTACTACTCTTATCAGTATTGGATAGATTATACTGGATATGTAGGACATTCTGGATATAGTGGGTTTTCTGGGTATAGTGGGGTTTCACAGCAGGTACTTTATTCTGAGACCGATTATGATTCAGTTCTTACAGTGGCAAACCTGAAGGATTGGTTTATGTTTGGATTGGATTTGACGGATGATGATGGTTATCCATTTCCTACTCCTATGTTTGAGTTTGCTATTAGAGTGGCAATAGATAGTTTAGAAAAGACTTTGAATATTAAAATAAAACCAACTACCATTTATCAGGAGTTTCAAGATTTTTATGCTTCGGATTACAGGGACTTCGCTTTTATCCAGCTTAATCATTATCCTCTTATAAGTGTGGAAAATGTATATATTTGGTATCCTACTGCTCAAGCTCCAATACTGTTTCCACATGAATGGTACCAGATTAGAAAAGAAAGGGGGCAGGTAAATTTAATTCCTACTTCTGGATCGTTGAGTAATATTTTAATGGGAAGAGGTGGGGACTATTTGACGTTTGTGTGGCGGGGGTATGATTTTATGCCTAACCTTTGGAGGATAGACTATACCGCTGGGTTAGGTAGTCGGGATGCTAATAATAACATAGTGACTGAGGTGCCTAGTGATTTGGTTGGTGTGATTGGGAAAATGGCGTGCTTTTACCCGCTTGCGATTGCTGGGGACCTCGTAGGTGGCATCGCGGTGGCTAGTAAGTCTATAGGAATTGATGGGTTATCTCAGTCGTTAAATACTACATCTTGTGTTCATCCAGATGTTCTAGTTTTAGTTGATGGTGAGTATAAGAAAATTTCTGAGGTAGGGGTTGCTACTAAGATTTGGGATGGAGATTTGATTTCTTTTTACGTAAAAGGAAAGAATATAAGCCCAACTACTATTACTCCAGATCACTTGGTTTTAACAGGCTCAGGTTGGAAGGCGGCGGAGAATCTTTTTCTTTCTGACAGTATAGATCAAGGTGGAAGTTTTGAAAGGATAGAGAGATTAGAGAAAGTATTTTTTAAGGGTCAATTATATGATATGGTTTTGCAACCAGATGGAAAATATGTTACTTTCCAAGGGGTTATCCACAATTCACCGGAGAACGCAGGTTACAGTGCAAGGCTCCGGCAATATGAAAAGGAGCTCAAGCTTGAGATAAAGCGTCTCCAATCTTATTTCTGGGGCTTGAAGATGGTTTCACTCTAAAGTAAAAGTTGATTAATTTATTTAATATTAGTGAGTAGTTATGAGAATATCTAAAAACGAGGATCTAAGAAGTGTCAAAAGATGAAGAAATTTGTGATGAATGTAAAGAAAAAGTTTCTAGTTTGAATTAGTAGTACTTTTGTAAACTGAATCTTGAATTTAGTATTTGAATCGTGAGCCGTGAGGGTAGTAAAATACCACTACGGCTTTTTTATTCTAAAACAAAGGAGGTGTTTATATGTTTAAAGTAGGTGACAAGGTTAGGATTAGGTATGATAATAGTATAGGATTTATTATAAAAGAACCAGAAGGAGAAGAGTCTAGGTACTGGGTCCGCCACAAAGATAGTCTAGGGAGATTTCCTCAAGACTATTTTAATGAGTTTGAATTGGAAGAGCCCGGTATATTTGGTAAGGTCAAAGGTAAGGGGAAAGACTAATACATGAGAATTTATGAAGAAAAGAAAACGAGTTCCTAAGTTTCTTAGAGGGATTAAATTTGATGTTTGGTCAGAGGACTTTTTAGAAACATTGTCTTTTATAACTGGTATAATTCGAAAAGAGAGCAGGGGGAACAATGGCATTTTTCAGGCAAAGAGTTGATTTTAAAGTCAATGAGTTTATTAAAACGATTGGTCTAATGGGCTACTGGTGTCGTTGGGAAAAAGCGGCAGAATGTCCTTGTCTTACTAAAGGAGCTCAGGGTCAACCAGACTTTAACTGTCCTTTGTGCAAAGGTAAAGGCCGGTACTGGTATGACTCTAAATCTATTCAGGGTATTATGACTGGTATTAGTGAGAATGTTAGATACAACCAGACTGGAGAAATAGCGGCTGGTACTAACTACTTTACTACCCTACCAGAGCATAAGTTAGGACTTTGGGATAGGTTGACGTTTGAGCATAGTCAGATTAGGTTTTCTGAAATAGTTGAGAAGAAAGAGCACAATGTAAAAGACTCTCTAAGGTTTAAGCCAACCTGTGTAAGCTCGTTAAGGACGGTTGCTCAGGTTTACCAGAAAGATGTTGATTTTACAGTAGATCCAGCTGGGTACATAAATTGGGAAGGTGGCGGTTTGGAGCCAAACCGAGGTGAAAGATATTCAGTAGATTATACAATGCATCCTCCATTCATAGTAATTGACATGTTGAATGTTATAAGAGATACCATAGCCAAGGTTAAGAAGCCAGGTGTAGCTCCTACTTCTTTGCCAGTAAGAGTTTTATGTAAACTAGAATTCTACGTAAGTTAGGAAAATTAATGACACAAGCGCGAATGAAAGTAGAGTTTTCTATGAAGGGCCAGTTTCCTAATGTTAGGCAGGCATGGGGTGATATACTTGTTTTAACTGCTACTGCTGCTAGGCAGGAATGGGTTAAGGCAGCAAGGCAGAAACTCCATACTACTGCTAAGTTATACACGGATGCTATTTCAGATCCTGTAGTTAAAAGGAGTAGTGCAGTTATAACTCTTAGGGGTTGGTTACCTAACGCTCTTGAATGTGGACATCCACCCTGGGATATGAAACCTTTTCTCCTCAAGGGTAGAAAAGCGAAGAGGGATAAAAGGGGAAGGCCCTATACTACAGTACCTTTTGGTTTGAAAGCTCCTGGTGGGGGAGACCGAGGACCTAGTCCACCAGTAATGCCAAGTTCCATTTATAAGAGGGCTTCTCAGTTGCAGTATGGTCAAAGTATGAACCTACCTAAGAAGTATGAAGGCTATGGTATAAGAACAAGGTTGACCCCAGATATAAAAAAGTGGGATTCCTACACTTGGAAGACTTCTCCATTTCAGGGTATTACAAAGATTCAGAGGTTTTCTGGTGATCCCATGTCTAGATATGTAGCAACTGGTGGAAAGCGGGCAGGTATGAGATCTGGGTACCAAACTTATAGGAGAGTTTCAAAAGCTAGTGATCCAAATTCCTGGCTACACCCAGGCTTTCGCAGTATTCGTGCTCTAGATCAGGCAGTCGTAAACCTGGAGAAGATATTTCCGGAGATAGTGAGTAGAATTTTATGAATTTTATTTGCGAAAAGTGTAATAGGAAGTTTACTACCATTTATAGATTAGTGAGGCATATACATATTCATAAATTATCCTCAAAAGAATACTACGATTTATTTCTAAAAAATGAGGATGAGGGTGTTTGTATTTGTGGAAAAGATACTTCCTTCTGTAACTTAAAAAAGGGATATTTAAAGCATTGTTCTCACAAATGTAGTGCGAATGATCCTATAACACGAACTAAGTATAAAGAAACAAATTTGCTTAAGTATGGTGAGGAGTTACCTACAAGTTATGGAGGAAGTAAATACAAGCAGAATATGATAAAAAAGTATGGTGTCACTAGTGCTTGTTCTCTGGATTGTGTAATAGAAAAAAGAAGGCAAACTTATTTGAGGCGTTATGGGGTGACCCATCCTGGAAAAAGTGTTGAAGTGAGGAATAAAACTAAAAAAACTTGTTTAGAAAAGTATGGTGTAGAAAATCCAATGCAGGACAAAGATATAAGAAAAAGTCAAGAAAATACCTGCTTGGAAAAGTATGGAGTTAGGTATCATATCCAGGCTAAAGAAGTAAGAGAAAAATCTAAAAATACCTGTTTAGAAAGATATGGTGTAGGAAACCCTTTTCAAATTAAAGAAGTTAAAGAAAAAGCAAAAGAAAAGTCTAGAGATAGGATGTTCAAATTTTGGAATCCTCAAAGACGCTTAGACCAGAGTAAAAAAATGCTGAATGGTTATGCGGCTTATATACAATCTTTTATAAAAAATCCTTCTTGGCCACAAGTTAAAACATTTAATATGGTTAAATCCATATATCCTGATGCTATTCTAAATCATCCATGTTTGAATTATTCTTTAGATATAGCTATTCCAAGTTTGATGATAGATATAGAATATGATGGCAGCAGATACCACCAAGATAAAGATGTAGAGAAAGATAAGAAAAGACAGTCTAAGATAGAAGAACAAGGTTGGAAGGTAATTAGATATAGAGATAGAGTTCCAAGTAAAGATACTCTTAAAAGAGATATTAAAATTAGTATGTTGAGGGGGTAATTTTGTGACATCTATAGACGAAATCTTGTGGGAATTTCTAAAGGATAAGCTCCAGGAAATTATCTCAGATCCTTCTATACTAGATAAGATTTTTGAGGGCAGGCCTGTCGAAAAAATAGAACAGGTCAAGCAGTATATCCTCACTAATGATATTAAAGTGGTATATCATCATCCAAGAGATGGTTCTGAGTTGCCTTGTTATGCTATACTTTTGGAGGGTTCCAATGAGTCAGAGCAGGTGATAGGTAGTTCAGGTGGTCAGTATGATGCAATTACACTGTCTGATATGGATGATGGTTGGATATCTAGTGATTCTGATATACTTAGGACAGATATCTATCTACCAGTAGATGTTAAACAGTTTTACTCTACTATCGAAAGTAAGGACGGGCACAAGTCCTGCCATTTTAAAGCGGCTAAAGGAAGTAGCTTTGAGAAGGGTGTCTGGATTGACCTAAAGAATAGTGTGCTCTTAGGGGGCAGTATTTCCCTAGTAGGGATGGACTATATAACTTTTTCTGTGAAAAGCCAGCGAGCTGGAACTTTTCTGGAATTTGGTTTTGGAAAAAATGGCCATAGGGAGAGAACTTTCCCATTTACTATAACCGCCAAAAATGTTTGGGAAAAGGTAAATATTAGGATTTTTGGTATTCCAGATGAAGAGAGGTCAGAGATTAGGTATATGAGCTTTATGGTTACTAATGATGACCAGTATTCTGATGTCTATATAGCCTCTTTGAAAGGACAGTTAGCATTGGGTAACATAATGGATGAAGTGTTTCTGGATAACAACTATAGAATAGAGAGTTGGTCTAATAACGCCGAACTTACTCTTGTTATGTATAACATATTGCTTTGGAATGTTCTAAAATATAGGACCTATTTTGAGAGTTCTTGGGGTCTATTGGAGCAAAGGATCGAAGGTGGGGACATTATGCCACAGCCTGAGTTTTATCCAGAATTTGTTTACATAAGAGGTCTTTCCTATACCTGTAAAACCATAGAAGTTATACCAAGAGAAGAGGGATTAGTTGATACAAATGTGAGGGTAGGGAGGACAGACTTTGGCCAAGGAGTGTAGTAATTTTTATATAAATCATAATGATGGGAGTTAAAACATGAAAAGGAGTAACGTATATGGAAACTGTTGTTAATATTGACGAAGCATCTCAATTACCTACACTCGTTTCTCTGAATGAGTTTATACAAACAGTTAGTAAAAGTCACAAATACCCACTAATCTCCTTGGGGAGCTACACTTTCTGGGTTAAAAAGAATGGGTGTCCCAAAAAGTGGTCATTTGAGAAGTGGGAAGAAAAACTTGAAGAGTATTTAGGAAGAAACATATGAAGTCTGAAGCAACTAGGAAAAAACAAGCTTAGAGTTTCATAGCAACTAAAAGGAGGAGTAAAAATGTCACCAATAGGCACATATTTCCAGGGGATGAGAATTATCAGGCCTTCTGCAAATTCATACATTGATGATAGCGGAATGTACGCTAGGGGTCTTGCTGGGGCTAACACATTAGCACTAATCGGAGAATGTGCAGGTGGGCAGCCTAATAAAGTAATTTGGTTCACAGATCCTTCCTACGCTAAGTTAATACTTAAATCAGGTCCACTTCTTCAGGCTATCCAGAGAGCTTATGATCCATCAGATGATGTTAGAGGAGCTTATTTGGTAGGAGCTATTCGAGTTAATCCGGCTACCCAAGCTACTTTGGCTCTTAAGGATTCTTCAGGAAATCCTCTAATTCTTTTGACTTCTGTGGATTGGGGTATTTGGAATAATCAAGTTAGGGTTAGGGTGGAGGAAGGAACGGTAAGGGGCAAGAAGTTGACTATAACCTATGGTACGGCTTATGATCAGGGTAATAATATCTGTAAAAAGTCGTTATATTTAGGTCTATCAGATCCTCTTGCTGTTACGGGTGCTGTTACAATAAATACAGCTACTCATCTTTTGACTACTTCGATAGTAGCAGCCGCTCAGAAGGTTTATTTTGATTCCAGTGGGGTTGCTAGTGACTATACTATAGCTTCTAGGACTGTTGATGCTAACTATTATAAAACGGCATTAGTTGTAGATACTGATTACATCTATGTAGGATCGGATATAATGTTCAACAGTCTTCAAGCTGGTCTAGATGGAGGGGTGGTAAATTCTGTTGTTTCTACCCTTTCTGGAGAGTACTGGAATGGATCTACTTGGGCTACTTTGCCCAACTTTGTAGATGGAACTAGAAGTGGTGGAGCAACTTTTGCTAAAAATGGTACTATTACTTTTTATGCTACGGGTCAGTATTCTTATCCATCTGGGTGGATAAAAAGTTTATATCAAAGTGCTACTATGTATTGGATAAGGTTGAAATCTAATGCAACACTAACTCCAACTGCTACGGCTAACTGGCTATATTTGGGAAGGGGGATAAGCGTAGATCTTTCTGAACATTCTACTATTCAGCTTTTGGCTGATTACTTAGGCTCTCAGCCAGGTTATGAATCAGCTCCTATTACGGCTTCTCCTCAATCTGATAGTCCGTTGTCATTGGATGATGTAGCTGCTGGAAGTTTGATAGCAGGAGGAAGTACTACTCTATCTTTAGGTTATACCTCAGGTCGTGTGCTAAGTGTAAATTCAATAAGTAATTTTGTTATAGGAGACTGGATTGTCATATCGAGAGTAGATGGTTCGGCTGAGGAGTCTCGTCGAATAGCCGCTGTCGGAACGGTAACATTGACTATAGATGCTGATTTGTCTACAACCTACGTTTCTGGGTCAATAGTTCGAGAGGCTTCGGTTTTGAACTCGGATCTTCAGGCAGTTATAGATTGGATAAATGGTGGAAATACTAGTTATGTAACAGCAGAATACCATACTAGTGCGGTCAACCGAGCAGCATTAGCTGAGGCAGCAGATGCTTACTTAACTGGTGGGACTGATGGCGTTACGGCGCAATCAGATTGGGATTCTGCAATAGATTTGTTACAAGTAGAGGATACACCTTTAATTTCTTGTATTAGTACGGAGCCTTCAGTTTGGGCTTCACTTTCTGCCCATGTCTCCTACATGAGTACCATTGGAAAGAAGGAAAGGAGAGGTTTTTGTGGTGGTTTCTCTGCTGATGACGGCTATATTAGTGGATTAGGAAAATGGGGAAATTATGTAAATATCAATGCTAGTATAGACAAAATGATAGATTATGCTCTAGAATTAAACTCTGATCGTATGTACTACGTAGGTCCTGGATTTGTGGCCTATGATGAAAACGGCAATTCAATTACTTATAGTGGAGCTATTTCAGCAGCGTTGGTAGCTGGGATGGCAGCTGGTGTGGATGTAGCTACTGCTCTAACTCATTCTACTATCAAAGTGAATGGGTTAGAGTATAACCTTCAGTGGGGTGATTTGGATAGACTGCTAGAAGGTGGAGTGTTTCCATTAGAATATGCACCAGGAACTGGGTTTAGGGTTTGCCAGTCTATATCAACTTGGTTGGCAAGTGACAAATACAATAGGAGAGAATTAAGTACTGGTAGAACGGCGGACTATGTAGCCAGGAGTGTTAGAGATAGGTTGGATAAAGACTTCATTGGAAAGAAAGGAACAATCACTACACTTATCTCAATCAAGAACGCGACGGTAAGTGTTCTAACTCAGTGTGCAAGGGCTGAGTTGTTAGCAGGAGATGCTACAAATCCTCCATTCAAGAATGTTCAAGTTCGGCTTGAGGGAGATATTTGCTACGTTGAATTTGAGTGTTCGCCGGTGATCCCCCTGAATTTCATTCTCATAACTTTACACTTGGTTGCCTTTCAGACCTCTATGGTGCCCTAAAGATGAGAATATCTAAAAATGTATTTTAGTAAGTATTTCCATGAAACCATATCGGATAAAACCAGAGAACAAGAAGAACATCAAAGAATAGACCATTTCAAGAAATATGGTTATGATTGTCTTATTATCTGGGAAGAGGAACTAAAGAGCCCAGATAAAGTAGTTGAAAAGATCAAGAATTTCTAAGCTCATCTACCAAGTGTAGAAGAGTAACGAAGCCATACCAAAAGTGTGGCTTTAGAATTTTTAAATCCCACCGGGCTTAGCCCAAAATTTCCTACCTATTTTATCGACCAACCAAGTAAAATACCTATTGAGGCTTTAAATTTTTAGTTCTGACGAGAGATCTTATGTTGTTAGACATTTGGGTATATAGAAAGAAGGGAGGTGAATAGAAATGGCTAGTATTGGAGTTTTGACTGGAAATTTTGTGATTCTAAAAATTGGAGGTCAGGAGATTGGTAGAGCTCAAAATTGCACGTGTGATACGGATTTTGGTCTTGAAGACGTTTCGGGAATAGGAGATGTAGAGGTTAAGGAACATGTGAATACAAAAATTACCCATACCCTGACAGTTGACAAATTCGTAATCAGCAAGATGACTCTTATGGAGATGGGAATAGTTCCAGTCTCTGAAGATGTTCTTCAGATGGGAGTTATTGACATTGAGATTCTGACTAAGGATGGTGCTTTAGTCAAAAAGTATGAATCCTGCAAATGTGCGAATTACTCTTTGCGCATAGCCGCACACGCTATTATCGGAGAGAATGCTACGTGGCGGGCACTTTCGTGTACGATAGCTTGAGATTAAAAAATTTCTAAATGGAGGCTTAAAACATGGTAGATAAAAACTTGGATCTTAGAAATTCACATACATTTACACTAGATCTTAAACTCCCCTCAGGTGAGGAGTTCTCAGGAACTTTTACTATTCACCGACCTACGGTAAAGGAGAGGATAAGAATAGGGATTATTGAAGCAAGAGAACTTGAAGGTTTGGTTAATGTGGATGTGTTTACATCAAATCTTACTCATTTTGTAGCGACTTTTGATGTAATTGTGGATAGTGCCCCTGTTTGGTTTAAACCAAGGGAGCTTAGAGATGTGGAGGTGTTGCAAGGAGTCTTTGAGAAATACACAGACTTCTTGCGTACGTTTCAGGGAAAACCTGAAGGAGAACCTAAGGAGCCTAGCTCAGGAACAACTGACTAGTATAGACTTTTGGTTTAGGCAAAAATATAATCTTTCACCAAAAGATCCTAGATATTTGGAATGTGAATCTTGGGAGATGGAACTAGAATACGAAACAGATTCTTTGATAGAAGAACGTGCCAAAAAGAAGCTTGAATCTATGAAATGTCCAAAATGTGGTTCTTTGGTTCAGGGTGATATTTGTAGGGTATGCGGTGAGAACATTACAATAAAACGGGAACATTATTTCGATCCCGATTGGGAAAGTTATCTTGAGAAAGTGGAGAGTGAGAATGATCCACAAAATCTCAAATGGGAAGATGTAAAGGATAGTGAAGGAACAGCATAAATGGCAGGAAAAGTTGTCGAATCTAAGTTAAAACTAACTACAGAAACTGATGCTAGGGGAATAAAAGCCTTTCAGGCAGAGATTGAAGCTTTAACTAGTAAAGTTTCTGCCCTGAAGGATATACGGCTTCCTGATTGGATGGCTGGTGCTCCTGGTGGTGGGGGTGGTGGTGCTAAGAGGATGGCTACTGGATCTCCAAGATCTACACATGCCCCTTCTCCTGACAAACCCGGTTTTGATTCTGTTACGATGCGTGGTGGAACAGGGTGGGGAGGACAGCCTTACTTTGGTTTTCGAGGCACGGGTGGTGGAGCGGCTGCGCTTGGTTTTGCTGGAAGGGCTCCTAGTATGGCAGCAAGGATGGTTGGTGGTACAGTAGGAGGAGGAGGACTTGCTGAGATTGGTGGTATTATGGCGCAGGCAGGTGGTGGGTTGATGGGAGCTTTTGGAGGTTTTGGAGCAGTTCTTGGACTTCCATTACTTGCCGCTGGTGCTACTTTTGGTTTAGCCAGGATGATGGCTGAGCCTGGTATACAATATAACAAGGCTACTTATGGTCTTGCAGCTAGAATGGGCCGTCCTTTTGTTGAACAGCAGAGAAAGATCGGAGTTCGTCAGGGTATTAGTCCTATGGATATGGCTCAATATTTGGGTCAGTTGAGTCAGGTCGGTGCTCAGAAGGGTTTTGGAGCTTTAGCAGAACTTAGAGGGCAGTATGGAATTATGCCTGAACAATCACTTCCATTTCTTATGGCGGCTACTAGAGCTGGTGGAGCTGGTGGCAGGACTGAGCAAGATTATAATGTTCTTAAGAGGGCTTTGCTAGGAATGGCAAAAGATGTGCACTCTTTACCAGAAATTATGGAAGCAGCTACTACTGCTATAGAGGGGGCACGTGAGAGTTTGGGAGAACTTAGTGTCCAAGGTACTAGAGAAATTATGGGGCTAACCAAATGGATGCAGGAATCTCCTAGTGCTGCATTGCGGGGGGGTCCTGGTGGTAGGCTTTTGGCTGGAATGATAGCTTCAGTTGCTACTCCAGGTGCTCCTGGTAAGGAAATGTTTTTATGGTCAGCAGTTAGTAGGGATCCTGGTATTAGAGAGTCCTTCAGAAAGGGATTTCCGCATCTTGCTGGTATGATGCCAGAAACTGGGCCGTTAAGTTATTTCCAAACGAGAATGTTAAGGGAAACTCCAGGTGGTTTATCTGCAGCTTTGCGAAGTGTGATGAAACAGGGTAATGCTACGCCTCTTATGCTTATGGGCCTGTTTGAGGGGATGAAAGCTACGACAGCTGGTGGGATAATACAACGTTATACAGAAGCTGGAGGTGTTCCAGAAGATTTGGTGAAGCTAGTTGAGGGGGAGATGGCACCGCCATTAGAAGCTATTAAAGGTGATGTAGCTAAACAGGTGGCTAGATTGGATGATATAAAGCGGGGTATTCTAGGTCCAGATGGTATCTACAAAGTTTTGGAAGCAGAAGAGAAGGTCATGTCCGCGGTTGCTGATATGGTAAAAGGCAAAGCTTTTACAGCCGCGATAGATTCTTTGCCAAAAATAGCTGAAGCTGTAGCCAATTTATCTAGGGGTGAGTTTGGTCAGTTTTTTGACAAGATGACAGAAGCAGTTGCAGATGGGATGAGACAGGCACTTGGTTTGGGACCTATGGTTAGAAAAGGTTCAACTTGGGAAGCAGAACAAGCTGAAGGTAGAATGATGTCTTTACCAATTGCTATGCAACAGAGAGCTATAGAAAACTTCTTAACCAAGTCCTATGGATGGGATTTTACTCCATCAAGACGAGTTTATGATTGGGTTTGGAATATCTATGCGCGTCCAAGGTAGAATATGCTAATAGGAACTCCTACTGCAAAGGTGGTAATATCTTCAACTGATAGGAAAATCCAAATTTCTTCGAGTGCGGGAGACACTAAATCTCAGCTTCTTTCTGTGGTCACTCAAAAGGATTTAACTGAGCCATCTGGGAGTTTTCAGATTCAGCTTACACCCGAGAAAGATTCAAATGGTTTAACTTGGTTTGATAGAATTAATATTTGGGATTTTGTAGAAATAGATTTTAAAGGTATTTTAGATGATAGAGAACTTACTTGTATGCGGGGGCTTATAGATTCAGTTACTTTTTCTGAGGACTATGCGTCAGGAGTTCCTCAAAGATCTATTATGGTTTCTGGTAGGGATTTGGGATGTCTTTTAACAGATTTTCATATTTATATGATTCCAGAATTGGGAGAGAAAGCAGCGGCTGAGATGGTAGTTGGAGGGCCAGTTTGGTTCAGAGCAGCTGAAAAGGGTTTTATAGGAGGTAATGCGTATGATACCTTTGAATTTCTAACTAAGATGTTCTTTGAGCAGATTGATTTAGTAATTTCGAGTGAAGCTAGTATATTGACTTATTTGGATTGGGATGCTGCTTCCTTTATGGATGATCTTCGAACATATATAGGGTATCTTCAGGGATATCAAGGTCCTTGGTGGAATGCTTTTTCCCAATATCAGGATCAGCCTTTTCATGAGATGTTTGTTTATGATTCTAATGCTATGAGTTGGTTTATTTTGAGACCGTCCAGGTTGAAGGATGCTAATCGGAATTACCATCCAACCGTTATTAGCTTAATGAGTAATTCGGAGAAGTCACATATGTATCCTCCGGATTTTACGATAACTAATGAGGAAAAAATCTCTACATCTTTATCTAAGCACATTACAGACATGTATAACTACTACTTGACTATACCTACTTTGAACGTGATGACCAAAATAGATTTCAGAGGAACGGCCATTCAGAACAATTTTGATAATCCGGAAAATTCAAAAAACCCCTTTTTTCAGTTGGATAAAGAGTATCCTAGTTATATGAAAAAGTACGGTTTTAGAAAGAAGGAATTTGAAACTACTTATATAGATTTAGATATAGGGCAGTTTAAGAGGCAAGGTCAGGGTTACAATTCTGAACTTAAAAATACTTTTGTTGAGCTAGGAGAAGAGTTAAATAGAGTGCTGGTTGCCTGGTTTTTACATAACCCTCTTCTTCTTAGTGGTAATATACAGATAGCAGGCACTAATCGTTCAATTATTGGAACCTATATGATAGATCAAGATGAGAAGATGGAATACTATGTGGAAGGCGTAAATCATAATTTTGTTACGTTGCAGTCTTTTACCACTAATTTGAGGGTATCTAGGGGGTTGCCTCTTGGAGGAATGTTGCAAGCAAATAAGGAATATCTTATTCCAACATTATAAAATATGCAAGCTTCTTTAGAAAAAAATGATTGGCCTAGATTTAGTGGATTGACTTTGGGAAAGATTTATGGTGTACACCCTGAAGCTAATATGGTGGATATCATGTTGTTTGATGGAAGCTTACTTACTAAAGTTCAAGTTATGGGGAATCATTCTAGTTCAAGATCTGGAGTGGTTAATCTCCCACTTCCAGTGTATGAAAAAAAGAGTATGATAGATAGGCAAGATCCCTTAGCTATGGCTAAACAGAATGAATCTGATGTTTTTGCTATTGTAGGATTTATTGGTGGTTCAATTCTTAGACCTATTGTTCTAGGTTTTTTATTTCCAGAGGAGAATGAGCTTCTTTGTAATCGTGATGATCAAAAAGGAAACAAAGATGGGACTATGTTTCTATGGAAACATGAATCTAATGTCTATCTCCGGGTTTCTAAAGGAGACACAGTAGACCAGACTCCAGATATAGAGATTAGTCATCCAAGTGGTCTATTACTTAAGATTGGGGAAGGTACTGAGCGTACTGAGATAAATAATTATGATAAAACTATTAGACCTTTCAGATATAAAAATCCAGACAACGATGAGTTTTCTAATCCTCCTACAGTTCATCTTTACCATCCTTCTGGAAACTACTTGACTATAGGCACAGATGGGAAGGTTTCTGTTTATGCTATTAGCGATATGGATAAGACCGTAAAAGGAAATCTAACAGAAACAATAGATGGGAATGTAGTAAGAACAATTAAGGGAAATCTCACGGAGACAATAGAAGGTAATACTACGGAGACAACAGAGGGAAACGAAACAAATACTGTAAAAGGTACATGGTTGAGACAATCTGATACTGAAATCCAAGATAAGTGTAGTGCAATCCATCATAATAAATAGGAAATGATATGGTTGACCAAATAGTGTTAGCAAGAGTTATAGCGGGGGCACCCGATGATTTGAGTGCTGCTACAGCATCCTTAGTTTCTGTAAACGAAAGAATCATTTTTGCTACTGAGGAAGATACTTTGTATAAAGCAATAATGGAAGAAGCTAAGGCACTGTTGGAGGCAAGACTTGCTGTAAAAGTTGCTTGGTTTGATACTAACTTTCCAGCGAATGCTCCTCATTCTATAGTTTATGGTGGTTACTATAATACTAGTCAAGGCATTTCAGATTGGAAAATTCAAGATGCAGCATCTTCTACTGTTTATCGTTATTCTAAAGAAACAGTAAATGTGTGGTCTGTTGCTTTAGGTTTTGACTACTCTTCTATTGTTACTTGGAGACAAATAGTAACTGGGCTTTCTCAAGACTGCTCTTGGATTAGAGTTGGAATACATGGGCACAATACAGGAATTACTACTCTTGTAAATGTTAGTATTGGAGAAAGGGATGGAGTTACTCAGAATATAGTTGATGGAACTCAAAGTTTTTTTACTTTTTCTGGAAGTAACAGATTGAATGTAAATCCAAATACTACAGAATATTCCGATTGGTTATACTATGCTATAGATAGAACTAAAGCATATTTTGTTACAATGTTTATAGAAAGTGGTTACCGGACGTATTCAGGTGCAGGAAGTGGTTATTCTAGAACTGGTGATTATTCTTTAATAGAGGATTGGGGATCTTTTGGTAGTTCTCTTGGGCAGACTCATTGCTTAACAGTGGTTCAAGGATGGAAATCTGGTTCTGGGACAGGTTGGGATGGAGATAGTTTAATAACTCAATGGATTGCGGATTGGAGTGCAGCATATCCTTTGGTTTGGAATAATCCATTTGGAACTTACTATATGCTAGCGGCTTTGAATCGGGGGCAATCATTGATTTCTGCAAAAAATACTTTGATTATAAATAGAAATCCTATTTTAGCTCATTATGTTACACCTTAGGAGAAAAGATGGCTGGAGTAGCAAGGATTACAGATTTAACTTTTGGAATTTGTTCGTGCCATAAGTATCCGATAACTGTGAACGGTTTGATTATTTCTGGTAGTGGGAAAACCTATGCAGAAAGTCTGAATGTTGCAAGAATTGGTGATGTTGTTTGTGGTTCATGTGGACACACAGGAATTATAATTTCAGGTTCAGGGATAGCCTTTGCAGACAGCATTGGGATAGCAAGACTGATGGATGTAACAACAGGATGCTATAAGGCATCAATAGTTTCGGCTTCTGGAACTACTTTTTCGGAGTAAAAATGGTAGAGAAAAGATATACAGGTTCGGCTGCAAGACCAATTTGGGATACTACTGATGGTCGCTATACGTTTCAGTATCTTGTAGGTGGGGTTATACAAGAGGATATTACACTCTTCATAAATCCAGAAAACTTAACTCAAACTGAGCCCTCTCGTATTTCTGTAACTCAGACCAAAGGTGGTGCATTTGTTGACAACTTTGGTGCTGGAATAAAAACTATTGCTATATCTGGTGTTACTGGATATGGACCTAGGAGATCCGCTACTGGTAGAAATGCTACAGGACAAGATGAGTTTCTTCAGTTAAGAGATATGTACCGTAATTGGTTAGAATGGTCAAAGGAGAATGCAGAGAAGTATACTCTTAGATTCTATAATTGGGCAGATGATGAGGCCTATGAAGTGGTAATCACACAGTTTTCATTACAAAGGAGTGTAGGAAGACCACTTCTGTATCAGTATAATATCCAGATGACGTGTATTAAGAATCTTAATGAAGATAAACCTAGAGTAGAACAGGATATTACTATTTCGCTCCTTATGTCTCCTAGGGATAGGGCTTCTCTAATTTCTAATCAACTTACGACTACGCTTTCCTATTTTAATAATATTTTAGCAGGTGTAGGACTTTCTAATTTGGCTAGTGCAGAACAATCTTGGGTTCAGTCCGTTTCAGGTGGCTCCCAGTTTTTAGATTCGGTTTCTGAAACTTATGTGACTTTTAGTTCGGTGATTAATGATGTTCAAAGGCTTTCTAATAGTGTTAAGCTGTTTGTTGGTGGGGTTACTACTTTTATAACTTTACCATTTGATACTGCTAAGAACTTAGCTATAACTTTGGGGGATGCTATCGAGACTATGTGTTCTGTTGCGGATGTTCCTCATCTAATCGTTAGATCTTTTAGAGGAATGATCTGTGCTATTCAGGCTTTACCTAAATCTTTGTTTACTGGGTTTACTAATCCAGATCTGTTTGAAGGATCAAGTAATTGTGGTTCCACATTAGGCATTCCGGACGCATTAGTAGCTGGGTTTTCTAATAGTTTTACAGCAACGGCACAGGTTCCTTCTCAGAGACTTGTTTCACAGGCATTTTGGAATCCTTCTTCTGTTCTTTCTATTAGCGAGGAACCTTTACAAATAGTTGGTGTATTTCTTTCTACAGATATTGGTAGGACAGGAAGTAATTATCTTGATTCCTATAGAGGAACTAAAGTTACTTTGACTTCTGTTCCTTCACTTCCAGTGGTGGTGGATTATTTGGTTCAACAGGATAGTACTCAAAGTGTAATACAATTAGAAACTTCTTCTGGCTATATTGTTAAATCAGGTGATACACCTGCTAGGATAGCTTTAAACGTGTATGATGAGCCATCACAATGGAAGAAAATAGTCCTCTATAATAGTTTGGAATATCCATATATTGAAGAAGATCTTAATTTTCAAAAGGAAGTTTTTGCCACAGGAGTCGTAAGATTTTATAGACAAGCAGGAAACACTGGAGTAATTACAATTCCTAAGGGTAGTGGAGTGTATGTGCCAGAAGCGATGGGGACATCTCAAATTGATTTTGTAACATCAAAGGATATGATATTGGATTTGATGCAGGATTATATAGATGTTCCAATCATAGCATCTTTACCTGGAAGTATTGGTAATGTAGCCAGTGGACTTATAACTGGATTTTTGGCACTTTCGGGAATAACTAAAGTATATAATGACCACCCAACGTTGGGTGGAAAACTTTGGAAAGTAGCCAAAATAGGAGAAGTGATTCAAATTCCTGGCATTTCAAAACAGTCTACTTCAGCTGTTATTCCACTTACTATCAACTATGATGAATTGTTTGGTATTGATATTTGGGTAAACGAGTTTGGTGAGTTTGATTCCTCTGTGGAAAATGATATGGACTTTGCTAGGGTTTTTGGTGTTAGTAATCTTGTTCAGGCTTTAGGCAACAGAATAAAGACCGGTAAGGGGTTTTATCCCTATAATTTTTCCTACGGCACTAATTTGCCAAAATATATAGGTAAAAAGAGTATTTCAAATTGGCATAATCTCATAAAAGTGGATATAAAAGGAGGAGTATTGTTAGATCCAAGAGTTTCTAGTGTGAAGTCATTTTTAATGGAAGTGGATGGAGATATAATAGAGATGTCATTTGATGTTATTCCAATTAACCAGCAATCTCAAATTCCTGTTAGTCTAATTGTTTGAAAAAAGATAAAGGGGAACTCTAATGTCATTTCAAATTAAGAAATTTTCTTCAATTTTGGCCAGTCTTATAAATTGGATCTCTGGAGCTACAGACAAAATAAATGATTTTAATCCTGGATCTGTAATACGAACAATTCTAGAAGCTTTTGCTATGGAATTGGAAGAGCTATATTATCAACTTTTGTTAGCTACGCAGGAAGCTATTGAAGAAGCTATTTATAGAACTTTTAATTTCCCTAGAAATCCAGCGATAAGTGCAACGGGGTCTGTTAGATTTTATCGTTTAACAGGCTCTGATGTAGCAGTTACAGTTCCTTTAGGAACTATAGTTGCAACTGACACAGAGCCACCAGTTCTGTTTGCTACCCAATCAGAGGGTGTCATGCCGGTTCTTACTACTTTATACGGAATTATTTACGGAGGAGGAAGTGCAACTACGCTTATTGATTCTTCAAGGGACTTTGTTGTGGATGGGGTCATTCTTGGATCTACAGTTATAAATATTACTGAGGGTGGCCAAACTCAGCCTTCTGGTGTTACAGCTATAACTACAACTTTTACTTCAAACGATACGTTAGAGTTTGTAGCATTGACTAACGGTGTTTCTTTTGCAGTTGGAGATTACTATAAAGTAATAATTCCCTATTGTGATATTACTGTTTCTGCTTTAGTTTCAGGTGTTGGTGGCAATGTTTCTGCTAATTCAATAACTGTTCTTCAATCAAATGTTCCTAACGTCTCTGAGGTTTCTAATTTGTCTTCGTTTTCTACTGGTCAGGATTTAGAAACTGATTTACATAGGAAATCTAGATTCGCTTTATATATTCAGTCTCTTGCACGGGCAACAAAGGGAGCTCTTGAGTATGCGGCTTTGAGTATAGAACAAATTGTCGCTGCAAAAGCTATAGATGATGTTAGACCAACAGTGTTTATATTTGATGCTAATACTGCAGTTTTTTCTGACATTACTCAAGCTATGAGAAATCCAGGTGATGCTGATATTAAACTATTTCCGACCTCTACAAAGACTAATACTTGTTTGTATATAGGTGGTGTAGAACTTTTTGAATACATCAATATGCATTTGGAGGTACTTGGTGTAATAGCGGTAAATAATCTTGTATACGAGTATTATAAAAGTAATGGGAATTGGGGTACTTTGTCAGTAACTGATGGTACAAATGCAGGAACAGGTCCTCTTACTAAAAGTGGAACTATTTCCTGGACGCCTCCGGCAGATTGGGTTTCTTGTGAGATTAATGAAAAGGTTCGTTTATGGGTTAGATTAAGAATAACTACACTTGGTGTTATATATTCTACTATTCCTACTGGTGACTGGTGTTCTTTGCCACCAGGATTAGGTTATGTATTTCTTTACTGTCATGATGGTAGCGGCGAGTTAAGTTCACAACTACAAACTATGGTTGAAAATGTAGTGGATTTGTATAGAGGATGCGGTATTATAGTAGAAGTAAGGGAACCTGCAAAGGTTACTCCAACTATTACGGCTCAGGTTACTGTAGCTTCTAACTATGATACAGATGCAATAGGGTTACAAGTAGTTCAGGCGATTGTTGATTTTTTAAATGCAAAGATTTTAGGTGAGGATTTATATGTTGCTGAACTTTACCAACTTATAATGGATCTTAATAACAAAGCGATAATTAATACTATTATATCGGTCCCTACGGTTGATATAATGGTGCCCAGTAGTTCAGTTCTAAGGGCGGATCCTGATTTAGTTACAATAACTACGGTGCAACTATGAGGAAAAACTTTCTCCAAAATCTTATTAGTAAGTTTTCTCCTGATGTATTCAAGCCAATCCCAGAAGGTGAGTTATACCTTCTTTTGCAGTCTATTAGTAGAGAGCTTTCAGGAGAGTGTTCATGGGATGAAGGAACAAAGTGTCAAAAAGGATATGATCAGTATTGGTATTTTAAATGCCGAGCTATGTCTTGTCCAGGATATAGACATCCTTTAGGTCTAATTGCATATACATCTGAGAGCGATCCTGAATCTAGTGTGGATAATCGTTTTAACTATTCTTCAATTCGTTATATGACAAGACAGAATGTTTTTACAGTAGGAGCTGTTGGAGGGTTTGGTGCAGGTTATTATGGTTCTTTTTACTATGGTGGTGGTTCTCAAGCGGAAACCATAATTGAAGTTAGTGGTGATTATGTTCCAATAGGTACTTTGGGGGCTTTGGCTAAATTTAATCCAGTTAGTAGTGATACTCCAGCTCCTATTGGTGATAAATGGTATATTAGTTGCTATGCTCAGAATCAATTAGTAGGTCCTGCAGTTTCGGATACTAGTAATCGAGGTTCTTATAACGTTTCTACTTTTGGTACGTACACCGGGAAGCATGATACTGTCTATACTGTAGAAATAATAGACTTTTTGGGGTATATGCAGAATTTTGAAAATGCTTTGTTTCAGATGTGTCTTGCAACCTGTGAAGGAGAATGGGTAGATTTCTGGGGGGAATATTTTGGAATATCAAGATTACTATTAGTAGGAGGGTTTGAGACAGATGACTCCTATAAAGCTAGGATAATTAAAGAAATAACTATGGCAAAAGGAACTAAGTCAGCTTTACTTGAAGCCGCTAAAGCCTTTTTCAAATCGGAAGATGTATCGATTGTTGAATACTGTCAGGTAAATGATTGGGATGATTTAAACACTGGGAAGAATCCTACTGGTGGAGTAGATCTTGACAGATTAGGTTTAATGCCTTACCAGTTTTATATTTATCCACCTGCTCAATCAACTCCTAGCGCGTTATTTGCGGTAGATGGTACAAGATTAGATTCTAGTAGTGTGCCTGGATACGGGGCAAGTGCGACGCTAAGTGGAAGATATATAGGAACACAGTTTTTAGTGTTATCTACGACTCATCAGCCTTTAGCAGGGGGTTATGTTGGTGTATATGATCCTGGATCTAGGGATGCAAATAATTGTTATATTTATAGACAGAGTAGCTGGGAGAAACCAGTTTGGGAGACTGGATTCCAAGAAATCATAGATCGTTTAAAAACGGCTGGGACATGTGCGATTGTGAACCCCCATTTGTAAGGAGTTACTATGAATTTTTGTGAATGTGGCTGTGGGAATATTCCAAAGGGTAGAAACAGTAGATACTGCAGAGGGCACAATCACCATTCTGAGGAAACTAGAAAATTGATAGGAATGAATAGTGGTAAGGCACGATTAGGAAAGAAGAGAGACCATTATAAAAGTATTTCTGGAGATAAACATTGGCAATTTCAAAAAGATAAGCACCCTTGGAATTATAAGTTAACTAAAGAAACGGATGAAAGAGTGTTAAGAAATGGAGTCAATTCTGGATTATCTCATAGAGGAAGGAAGCAATCTAAGGAATCTAGTGAAAAGAAAAGTGTTTCTGGTAAAGGAGTATGGTCAGATCCCATTTATCGTTCTAGGATGAAGACAAAAGCAAAAGAAGTAACTAATAGACCAGAAGTTAAATTAAAATTTAGTGTTAAATCTAAAGAGAGATGGGTAGATCCTGAGTATAAAGAAAGACAGAGAGAATCAAGATTAAAGTCTTGGGATGGTAATTTCATTAGAAAAGAACTTGCATCTAAAAGATTAGAAAAAGTTCATAAAGATGGAAAAATAGATTATACAAATCCTAAACGAATTGAGAAAATAGCTGAGAAAGTTAGAAGGCAATGTGGCAATTTCTCAGGCATCAATAATTTTGAACCTTACACTGAGGAGTTTAGTAAGACTTTAAAAGAACAAATTAGGCAACGAGATAATTACCAATGTCAGGAATGTAGATATTTCCAAAAAGATTTGGGATATAAATTACCTATTCATCATATTGACTATAATAAGAAAAACAATGATCCTTTAAATCTGATTTCTCTTTGTAAAAGTTGTCATTGTAAAACAAACTTTAATAGAGATAATTGGACTAACTATTATAAGAAGAAAGTATAGGAGGTTAATTATATGTGTGCACTAAACGTTGCGAATTGGAGCGATAAAAGTTTGGTAGAGCTGGCAGACTTGTTGAAAACGGGGGATTTCTCGTCTGTGGCTTCTTTTATAGCTGAAAATTTTCTATGTATTGGAAGTAGGATAATGACTGATCCTACTGGAACTACTTTAAGGGCTATAGTTAATACAATAGATGATAAAGCTGTGGATTTGAGCCCTGGTATTTTTCAGCATGGAGGATTTATCTCCGAGTTGGATTCTTTACAAACTATAAATATTTTAAATACGAGCTACGGTTCATGGGGAACTGGAAAGGCTGCAAATGCTACTCTAAATAGGTGGTCTATAGTTTGTGTAAAAAATAATGAACAAGCCCATACTCCGGATGCTAGGTGGTTTGTAGATGATTCAGTTGTACCTAATACCTATTCGCAACAATTGACAAATACTTTAATTAATAAGGCCTACTATGATATACTTGTTGTTCATGGAACAGATGAAGCAATTCCTTCTGTACCTGACACACCGACTGATTACTGGACTATAGCGGAAGTATACGTTCCAGCAAATGCAACATCCGTTCTACAGACTAACATCTATGATACAGCAGATCCAAGGGGTTCGCAGGCTGTAGTTCCAAATTGGTTGTTAACTACTAGGGTTTTGAGGTTAGAGTTTTGGTCTACATTATTTGGAGTGGATCATGATCTGACGAGTGGGTATCATAAGCAAGGAGATTGGCATATAGGCTCAACTCAGGTTCTTGTTACTGGGACGGAATTAAATAGAATTCTTTCTGGAGCTGGTGCAGCAGTTACGGCTAGCAGTTTGACAAAATTGACAGATGGTACTACACTATCTGTAGGTGAGTTGCATTCTCATGGTGCAATCTCAGACAGGGTGAATAATATTTATAGTGAACCAACCTTTATATGTACAGGAAGTTGGGAAGATATTTCAGCTATGTCAATTACTGTTAGTATAAGCCAAATTTCGTCATTTCTGATGCTTTATGAAGGTCGGAACGGGACATGGTGGTCGGCTTGGATAAGATTTATTGTTGATGGATCTGTGGCCAATCCAATAGAAGGCTATGGGCAATTTTGGCTTGAACTGGGTTCTTGCTTACACTTTCATGGAGTAGCTTTGAACTTAGCTGTTGGGTCTCACACGTTTAAAGTTCAGACACTGCGAGGCCACGTTTACGGATCAAAGTTGTCCCATAATCAGTTTACGGTAATAACTTTTTAGAAATAAAAGGGAAAGGTCAAAGAGTCAAAAAGGAGAGATAAAATGAGTTCTACGTACACTACAAACTTGGGGCTTCGCAAGCCAGCGCATCAAGATCCTGATACATATGAAACTTGGGATCAGGTGTTAAATAATAATTTTGATACAATTGATGCCGTATTCGGGGCAAGATCATATACGGAAAAAAACTATATCTTAAATTCTGATTCTCATTCTCAGAGTCTAGATAAATTAGATATAGCTTTGAAGGATGTATCTGGGGTAGCAGGAATCTCAGGTTTCTCAGGTTATTCTGGTTCTTTAGGTTTAGATGGTGCTATAGGAGTGAGTGGGTTTTCTGGTTATTCAGGAGCGATTGGTGCTGGAAGTGTTAGGGAGGTACATTTTGCAGTTCCTAATCTTTTAGCGGTAGGAGATCAGGCTCCTTGGATACACATGGCTTTTGCTGGGGCAATTACTTCTGTTTATGCACTTGTTAAAACACGTAGTACTAGTGGAGCTATTGTGATTAGTATTCAGAAGTGTACAGATATGACTCAGGCTACTTTAACTTGGGGTTCGATTTTTTCTACTGATATAACAATAGATGTTAACAAAAGATCCACTATAAATTCTGCTGTGCCTGCGGTTTTTAATGGTAGTCAAGTGTTTAATACTAATGATGTTTTTAGGATTGTTGTTAGTTCTAAAGGTACTAATTCAGCGGATCTAGTTGTTAGTGCTAAGATAGTTCCTTCTTAGGAGGTGGTATGGTTTGGTCCTGTCAATGTAATATGGTTTGTTATATAGAAGGGTGTACCTGCAACAATAGTTGTTATGGTTTTGGAGGTTGTAAAGGTGATGCGGGTTGTTATAGTTGCTATCTGGCATGCTATCTGGAGACCTGTACCTGCAACGAGGCTAGATATAATGCGGATAGTTGGGTGGTGGTAGTCTGATGCTTTATTCCAAGTGCATAGTTTGTGGGAAGGTTTACAACCAAAAAGAGGATGGAAAAAAGGAGAAGTCTTATAGTCATGGATATTGTGGAAAAAAGTGCGTCAGAGTGAGTAAGGAGATTACTAAAAAAGGATCAAAAAATGAACCGAACTGAATTTCTTCATAAAATTGGAAGACTACTTTGCTGGTGTGCAGACAATGATATTAGCATTATCTGTTTCACCTTCTACCGTTCTCCAGAACAACAGAAAATCGAATACGACGCCGGTAGGTCTAAAGTACTTCATGGAAAGCACCAAGATTGGTTGGCGATGGATCTGGCTTTGTGGGATGATGCTGATATGGATGGGATTGTAGACAAGGACGAGATAAGATGGAAAGATGATCCCAGGTATACTCAGATGGGTGAACAATGGGAATCTGTTGGTGGAACATGGGGTGGAAGGTGGAAGGATCTACACGATATTTACCATTTTGAAGGCTGATTTCAATAAAAAGTGGTATTTTTTATTTAATAAGTAAAGTATATGAAAGAATCCTTGAGAAGAATTTGGTACTATTTTAGAAAGATAGTTCGGTTGTTATACTATGTCTCCAAAGCTATAATAGTAGGGCGTTTTTCTAAGTCTAATTCAAAGAGCCTTAAAATCTATCGAAAAGCCCTAGAAATGAGTGAGAATCACCCCTCAGGCTTTAAATTCTGAGTTCTGCCGAGAGTTACTAGTTAATTAGACATTTGATATATGGTATATGGTTTAATAGCCCGCCTTGTTGATCTAAAGTAAAAGTTCAGTTTCCTATTTAATCCATTTGAAGGGTATCTATTTGCTAGAATTTCATATTCAGAATCTTTATATCAGAGTCGACAAAAGGAAGGCTACTAAAGAGGAACTGTCTAATTTGCATGAAATTCTATCAGTAAAAGTTCCTGGACACTACTTTTCTCCTCATTTTAGACGTGGAATGTGGGATGGTTATAAAAGATTTTTTAATCGCTTGACTAGTACTTTTTATACGGGACTTTTGGGATATGCTATTTCTAGGTTACAGTTTCCATACGTGATTATAGATGATAGAGTTCCTATTCCTCATCAGAACAATCCTTTGGTTTTAAATGGTATTGAACTGAGGGATTACCAGATTAAGATGGTTTCTGCTGCTATTTCTAAAGGAAGGGGAATTATATCAGCTCCTCCTAATGCGGGTAAGACAGAAGTTGCGGCGGGTATAATTAAGGTTCTGGGACTACCAGCTATTTTTCTTACGCATAGGTTGACTCTCTTACGCCAAACAAAGGAAAGATTTTCAAATAGATTGGGAGTAGAGATTGGATTGGTTGGAGGTGGAATAGATAGTTGGATTTCTGATGGTATAAACATTGTTTCTATACAGTCCGCATATCGGAAATTAGATGAATTTAAGGATAGAGTTAAGGGGTTCCCTATTGTAATTTCTGATGAATGTTTTCCGAGTAGTGCTAAGGTACTTTTGGATTCTGAGAAGTTTGTTTCTATCAAGGAAGTATACCAGAATAGCAAGATAGAGTATATTTTATCGTATAATCACGAAAAGAATGTTTTAGAAAAGTGTAGGGTTTTAAGAAAGATTAGGAATAGAACTCTTCGACCCGCAGTTCTTTCTTTATATATAGATTTGAGTGGTAAACTATTTAGAGTGTGCTGTACACCTAATCATAAGTTATTTGTAAACGGTTATAGCTATATAAGGGCCGACGAAGTGAAAGTAGGAGATTGTGTTAAGGTTTTGGATATAACTCCAAGAAAAGTTCTTGTTTGTAGGGAATGTGGTAGGATAATGAAAAATGGTTCATCCTACGGAGGACACTCATCAACTCACAGGCCTACTAGGTTAAAATGTAAGATTTGTGGTAGGATATTTTACTCGCACAAAGAGTTATTTGAGCATCAAAGGTTAAATCATACTGTAAGTATTAGGTGTAGAAAATGTAATGTAAATTTTAGTTCAAGATCTGACTATACTAAACACCACATGATTGTTCATTATGGTAAGACTTCTGAGTTTAAGAAGAATATTCTTAGGGCAGGAAGAATACGAGGTGACGCTATAAAAGGAGATGGTAGGATAGAGAAGTTTTTGTTTAATCATGAAGGTAGGGTAGTGAGAATTAGAAAACATGTTACAAGGTCTAAATTTTTGTATAACTTAGAGGTAGAAAATAACCATAATTATTTTGTAAACAATGTATTGGTTTCTAATTGTCATCATGTCAGTAGCAAAAGTTTTGAAAAGCTGCTAAAGTTGTGTAGCGAGTCACACTACAAATATGGACTTTCAGCCACACCCTTACTTCGTGATGATGTCTCAAATATGACAGTTAGAGGGTTGTTGGGTGATGAAATAGTAGCAGTTACTAATCAGGAATTGATAGCGGCGGGTATTTCTGCTTTTCCCTCTGTATATCTTTTGAATGTTCGGGAGCCTAAAATACCAGATCATTTTACATTTGATCAGGCGTATGAAAAGGGTATTCTTTTTAATGATTACCGTAATAAGTTAGTGGTTAGGTCGGCGGAAAAGTTTTTAGGTCAGGATAAGTCAGTTTTTATACTAGTTTGGAGGATAGCTCATGGTGAGGTTTTGAAGGATCTTTTTATTAGACGGGGTATTGAAGTAGAGTTTATAAGTGGGCAAGAGAAATCTGAGACCATTAAGTCAGTTTTAGAAAGGTTTGGTAAAAAGGAATTAAAATGTGTGATATCTTCTACTATTAGTGATGAGGGTTTGGATGTTCCGGCGGTTGATGTTTTAATTTTGGCGGTGGGTTTCAAAGCACCTCTTAAAACTATTCAGAGAGTGGGAAGAGGGCTTAGGAGGAAAACTGAGGGAGAGAATGTAGTAAGTGTTGTAGATTTTGTAGATTGGCAGAGTAGAAGGTACCTATACAAGCATAGTATAGATAGGGTAAGAGAGTATGTAAAAATGGGAATTAAGATTTATGAAGTGAGTGAAGACTGGAAAAGGATTGAGGAGAGATGATTAAAGTTTATTGTATAAAGTGTGGAGCTTTACTAGTTGAACTTAGAAGTTTGGCTGAGATTAAGATAGTATGTCACAAGTGTGGATTTACTAATGAGATTGAAACTATTTTAGGAATGTTTCTTACGCAAAAGGAGTTGAATCGGGTAGGTTGGAAAATTCTAGGTCAAGTAGGAGGTAATTTTGAGACTTAAAGGACTTTCAGATGAGGAATGTTTCAAACTATTTTCTGATGGTAATGGTAACCCACTAAATATGGTTTTGGTGGGGTACCGGGGCAGTATTGCTCATGGGACATATATTCCTTCCACAGATCCTAATTCCATTGATGATAAGGATCTGATGGGGATTTATGCTGGTAAAAAGAAACATTATATTGGATTTGGTGGTAAGGAGGTTTATGAGAGGAAGATAAATGAGTGGGATGCTGTTCTATACGAACTTAGAAAGTTTATTGGTCTTCTTTTAAAATCTAATCCTAACGTTTTGATGTTGCTTTGGTTGCCAGAAAAGTACTATTTGTATAAAAGTTTGTACGGACAGATGTTGATAGATAATAGAAGTATCTTTGTTAGTAAGCACGCTTATCATGCTTTTAGTGGTTACGCTTATGGACAATTACACAGAATGACTAATTTTAAGTATGAGGGGTATATGGGTGAGAAGAGAAAGTCACTTGTGGATAAGTATGGGTTCGACTGTAAGAATGGTTCTCACCTTATTAGATTACTGAGGATGGGGATTGAGTTTTTGACCGAGGGGGAACTTTTTGTAGAGCGAGAAGATGCATCACAGCTTATTTCTATTAAGAAAGGCGAATGGACTTTGGAACAAGTTAAGAAAGAAGCTGAAAAGCTTTTCACATTAGCTCACGAAGCGTATATTCGAAGTAAGCTGCCAGATAAACCTAATCACAAAAAAGCAGAAGAACTATTAATGACTATGATTGAGAGTGAATGGGTGGTTTGTGAGAATATCTAAGAATCTTAGAACTCTTGTTCGTTTACCTAAAACTACTGGGTTAGTAAAAAGTAGTGATGCTGTTGAGATATTTCGTAAGCAACTTATGGCTTTTAAGAGGAGGAGGAAGTACCACCGCTGGGTTCCAGTTAATCCTATTATTCTAAAGGGTAAGACTAAAAAGATTTTTGACCAGGTAACTGGAGCTTTAGAAGAGTTTAGGTGTAGTTTAGGTATTGAGTCTGTGGTATTTTATAGGTTGGTATCTGAGTTTGTTATAGTTCCTAGTGGAAGGAAGTACTATCCTTTGAGAGAGATTTTTAGTGAGGATAATCCAGCCTCTGAGGAGTTTATAACTAGGATTGTTGACACTATGCCTTGGGTATCTGATTTACTTTCTCGTGATTTTAATAATGATCATGAGGTCAAATCTATTAGAGAGTTTAGTAAAGAGCTATCCTCTAGAAAAATAGATACTAACTCTGCCACGTTTAGGTCCAAAGATTGGTTTTGTGTTGTAGCAATTAAAGAGATGGCTGGTAAAAAGGGCTGGAATGAGGAGGAACTTCTAAACAGAATACAGAAATACTATAAGAGACGGCTAAAAAAGGTAACCCCCGAGATGGTTTTAGCCGATTTAGCTCATCATGAGTTGGATAAGTTGGATTTACTTAATGAAGTTAAGAAAAAGGTTTCTAAAAAGCGGTATATTGGTGATACTATTAAAGAGTCAGATTGGTATGAAGATTGGCGTAAGGGGCTTGAATGAGTTTTGATTTAGAACATACTCCCTATTTATACTACATACCAGAAATTTATCATCATTGTACTCTTAATAACTTTGATTTTACTGGACAAAAGAGACTTGTTTCCATTTTGAAAAAGTTTGTAGAGGGATCTGGTAAAAGAGCAGGGTTATACTTTTATGGGGGTTTTGGTGTAGGAAAATCTCATTTGCTTGTTTCTCTATACAGGATTAAGGTTTCTCAGATGGATGATCCTAGTACTGATGTGGTTTACTATACTTCATTTGAGAAACTGATAAGAGAGGCAAAAGAGTCCTCTGAGGTAATTGAAATGGTATGTGAGACAGAATGTTTGTTTCTGGATGACATTTCGGCAATTCCAATAAGGGACCAAACATCGGAAATTTTGAGGTTTATTATTAACTCAAGGTATGAATCTAAATTAGTAACCTGTTTTGCTGCTAATTTAAGTACAAAGCAATTAGAGCAAGAGGGTTTGCATCCGCATGCCGTTAGCAGGGTAGTGGGAATGTGTGAGGTGTTTAAAATTGTTGGGAGTGATAGAAGGAGGGAATAGTTGGCTTTTTCTTTAGAATTTGAAGAACAACTTATGGCTCGTTTAGTTAGGGACAAAAAGTTTTTCTTTAACTACCAATCTGTGTTAAGTGAGAACCATTTTGAAAGTCAGATTCATCTTGATATCTATAGTATTGTCTGTGAATATCATCCGAAATATTCGGACAATCTAAGTAGTGAAATATTAAAGAACGAAATAACTAGTAAATTAGCGTTTAGTCGTAGAAAGGATGGTGAGGAAACTTTTAGAAAGAGGTTGGAGATGTATTTTGAGGCAGTAGATATGATTTATGGGGCTGACATATCCAGCGGAGAGCAGTATACTGTAGATACTGTAGTGGAGTTTGCTAAAAGGCAGGAACTTAAGAGAATATTGATAACTGCTGCAGGTGAATTGGAGACAGGTGGTAAAGTAACATCCCTTTCTTCGGATTTAGCTAAATTGGAGTCTATTGGTTCTACAATGATTCTAGGGTATGACTATTTTGATGAGGTAGTTCCTAGGACTTCTTCTTTATATGAGAAACGAGAGAATGTAGTGGGAACAGGATTTCCAAGGTTAAACAGGTTTCTAGGTGGCGGGTTAGCAGGTTCGGAGTTAGGAGTAGTAGTTGGGCCACCCAGTCGTGGTAAAACAGCCATGCTGGTTAACTTGGCAGTAGGAGCTCTGATAGGCAGAAAGAATGTCGTTTATTTTGTTCTTGAAGGTGGTAGGGATGATGTAGCTATCAGATTTGATATGA